ACGTCGCTGACAAGTGTTGAACGGTTTGCGGAGGCCGTTCGCGCGCACTGGGGCATCGAGAACTCCCTTCACTGGTGTCTGGACATGACCTTTCACGAGGATTACAGTCGCATCCGCAAGGATCACTCTGCGGAAAACATGGCGGTTGTCAGACATTTGGCATTGGATATTCTCAAGCAATATCCCGAGAAAATCAGCCTTTCCAGAAAACGCAGACGTTGTGCTTATGATGACGCTTTTCTTGCAAATGTCCTCCGCTTTGTTCATGCGTAAGCCCTGGGAAATTTCGCTCCGCCCCTTGCTTTTTGCGCCCCGATATTCTATAATAAAATCCGCATCGCGCCGGAATGATGGAATGGCAGACGTGACGGACTCAAAATCCGTTGGTGGCGACACCGTGCGGGTTCAAGTCCCGCTTCCGGCACCATGGAAACCCAGCAATTGCTGGGTTTTTGCTTTTCTCTGAGCGTCTCGGCACATTCTCGGTTCCCTCCGTGACAACTATTTGACAACTTAGGTTTTTGGTTCGAGTTTTACAACTGCGTTGATGGCTTCCGCAGCGGCTTTATCCTGCGTTTTGTACGCATGCGCGTAAGTGTTCGTTGTGGTGGTTACAGTAGTATGTCCAAGCCGTCGAGATACTTCTGTTATGGGCACCCCGGCTTGGATCTGGAAAGATGCATTCGCGTGCCGCAAATCATGGTAGCGGAACGTCTCCACCGCACGGGACAAATTCGAGTTATCAATCAAGTGCCCATCTTCGTGGACGCAGACGTAGTCGGATGCGGCGTACTTATCTCCAAAGCGCAGCTTATTTGCTTTTTGGTTTTTCTGCTCCGCCTTTAACACAGCGACCAGATCAACCGGAAGCGACATTTGCCGGATGTGCCGGGATTTTGTGCGTTCTTTCTCAATGACTCCCTTGCAGCCGCCCACGGTCACCAGCTTTACCCGGATCCCGTCCGGTGGATTATTTTGAATATACTTCTCCCCTACTCTCTGCCGGACACGACGCACTACGACTTCACCGGTCTTCAGGTCGATGTCCTGCCACTTCAGGCCGAGCACTTCAGATTGACGCATTCCGGTCATCAGCGCGATGACAACGGGCAGATAATACGGTGATTCATGCAGAGCGATTAGTTGAGCATTGACCTGATCCATATCTGGCGGGATCACTTCCTGCGTCGAGGATCTCGGGCGGTCGATCCGCTCGATAGGGTTCATTTTGATCAACCCGTCGCGCATTGCATACTTGAACGCCCGACTCAATACCGCGTGATGACGCTGGACGGTGGAGGAAGTCAGCGGGCGCTTCGTCAAGGGCTCCAGTTTGAGCTTGAGTTCTCTCTCCCTGGCCGCAGCCGGATCCCGAAGGCGCACATACAAGAACTCAATATCACCGGGTGTAATCTTTCGGAGGAGCACATTTCCAAAGTGCTTTTTTAGACGTTCAATGATGAATGAATAGCCGGCGATAGTCGTCGCTTCCAGCTCGGCATTGACTTTATAGGATGCAAACCAATCGTCGATCCATTCTGAGAATTTGGTGTTTGTCGGGTTAACATAGGTGCCATCTCGAACTTCGCGCTCAACTTCGTTTTTGAATGATTCGGCTTCGCTCAAATGCGAGAAATGCTTCTTCGGCTGGTGCTTCCTTCCATCCTTGTCGAAGAACATGTAGCGGACTTCATATAGGCCCTTATCAAGCTTTTTAAGGGTTGCCATAATACTCCCTCCGATGCTTGGGTAGCGCTGGGTTGCTGCTCTCCCCCGTCCCGGTGACCGCCGTGCGAGGGCCTTTTTTTATTGTGTCCTGTTATGTAAGTATGACACTATGCCTATAAAAAGACAAGCATGTCCGAAAAGATCCATTTATTTCATTTCATCCGCGTAAGTAGACGCTGGCTGATGGGCGAAAGAAAATCTGATATGTTGCGGCGCTCGTCAAGGCGGAAGGCAGCAAAGATCTTGCTCCAGATATCGTCGTCCACGTATCGGTTTTCCTGCCGCAGCAGGCCAAACGCGATTCGAGCGGCGTCGCGCGAGACGCCGCATAGGTAGCTGATCTCTAAGTAGCCCCGCGGCTGAAGCACCTCAAGCACGGGCCGCGGGCAGAGCAGGTGCTGAGCATAGCAGTTGGCCTCGAGCTCGGCCACATAGCTGGCGTCTTGCGAGTGTCTCAACACAATATGCCCCAGCTCGTGGGCTAGCGAGAAACGGTACAAGCCACTGCCGGGAGACATCTCCTCGTCGTTCCAGAGGATAAGATTATGGATCTTGCCATTCAGAGCGCGTCGCATAGCGAACGCCATACGGCTGGGGCCGTCCCATAACGGTTCGAAATCATCAAACAGATGCCGCGCTTCATGGAAGGACATAACTTTGGTGTTCTGGCAGCGAGCGCAGAGTGCGGCCACATCGACGGGAAGGTGGTCAACTCCGGTGGCCAGCAAGGTTCGGTAGGCGTTTCGGGTGGCGCGATGATAGTCCGGCCGGTACATGCGATCGCCTCTGTAAGTGAGATGCGACCATTATACCGAACAAGTGTTCGTAAATCAATAAAACCAGAACAATATAACCGGGCGTTTGGTCTGGCTACCTAACATGCCACGAATATCCATAATTCGAACAGATGGCTTGCTTCTCATTCGAAAAGGAAGTGAGTGCTACTCTGGGATTACTTTTTGCGCAACAAAGCCCAGAAGGTCGCTCATTTGTTTTCATCGAACGCCTTTTCAAACATCACTTTCGCAATGTCAATAAGTTTTTGCTTCTCTTCCGTGGTCATCTTCCGGGCTGCACGGGCTAGAATCTCAATCTGCACATCGTCAGTAGGCTCGGCGGCCGGAGCGGGATCGTCGGTTTTACCCCGGAGATACGCCTCAGTGGTACCAAGGAGTTCGGCGACAATTTTCAATTCAACATCAGTCGGGCTTGATTTCTTATTTTTCCACTCGGTGATCTTCCCACGGTAGGCACCAATCTTTTCCTCGAGAAAGGCTTGCTTAAGCCCTTTCTGCTTCGCCAACGCAAGGATACGTTCTACCATGCTTCTCACCTCGAAAAAATCTGATTATTATCAGAATTCATATTGACTTCTGATTTTTTTCAGAGTATACTATGCCCGTACCCTAGTTAATATTACAGCCTCGACCACCGGAAGGAGCGAAAATTTCATGTTCAGCTACAAGGTCTTCCTCACGAAATCCTCCGAAGCGGCACATGCCATCAGTCGCGGGACCGACTTCGGCAGCGGGGCCAATGAAGCCCGAATCAACTCCGCCAACGTAGGAATGGTCAACGAGGACAGCGACTTCATCCCGGCGATCTACCACAACAAGGGCTACTTCTACTGCGCGGTCGAGTACATCACCGAAGAAACCAAACCTTCCACTTACAACTTGGTCATCTGCTGACGTTTCCATACCGGCCGTCTGGTGGCCATCGTGCTGCTGCTTTTTCACCCTTCCCCAATCTTACCACCTCCACCCAAGTATTACAATAGTGATTTTACGAAAGGAGTGTGATGGAAGCATGAACAAGACCGGAATCCAGCTCTACGACCGCACCTGGCTGGCCGAGAAGCGTACCGCCGCGGGGCTTACCCAGAGCCAGGCCGCCGAGGCCGCGAAGGTGTCTCAGGGCTTGTACAGCCGGTTCGAGGGCGGCGTTGGCAAACCCGGTGTGGTCCCCGGCCTGCTGTTAGCGAAGGCGTTGGGATTCGACCCGGACATCTGGCTCAATGAGCGCCGACTTGCCTAAGCTCTGATGGTCCCCGTTGCTACTTCATTTCTCGACTCCCCCTCTCGACAAGCAAAGTATACCGCGAAAGGACGGCCCGCAACATGGCGGAATTTACGCATCTTGACCTGAGAAAAGCGCGGGAAACGCGGAAAATCCCGAGGTGGCAACTGGCGACCCGGCTGGGCGTCAGCGAGGACACGCTGGAACGCTGGGAGACCGGCAAACAAATGCCCACACCGGACGACGTTGGCCGCATCGAGGACGCGCTAGGCGCCCGCGCGGAGCTCTTCTGGGCCCGTTGGATGTATTCCAATTGCGAATCGTACCGGGAGCGCAATCCGGCGCCGGTGATCAGCGAGCTGCTGGCCGCGGTGGTTAGCGTCCGGTATGAACTGGCAGATGTCCAGGCGCTGCATGACCAGTTGGCCCGGGATGCGATCGATGGGAAGATCGATGACCCCAAGTTACGCGCTCAGGCGATCAAGGAAATCAGCGAGGCCCGGGCCGCGCTTAGCCGGCTCCAGGCGCAGATCGGAAAGGAGTGAAATTCATGGAAGACAAGCTGGCCCGGGCGATCGCGGACATGCTTGCGCCGACGATTGCCGAGACGGTGCGCGAGGCCATTCGTGAAGCAGCACCCAGTTCGGCCGCCCCCGTGACCGTTTACACAGTGGAGGAGGCCGCCAAGCTCCTGCGTACCAGCCGTGATCAGATCCTGGCGTTCATCCGGTGCGGCAAGTTGGCCAGCTTCAAGTTGGAGCGCGACAGCCGGAAGAACCTGATCTACGCGAGCGATCTGATGGATCTGGTAGAACGCCTGAAACAGGCTGGCTAAGCCCTCAGACCGACCTGCGCAGCTTGACAACTGCATAGTCACTCGCCCCTCTGCCGGTCACAGGAATGCAGCGGCAAGGGCAACACAGCGACAAGCATGGAAGGAGGTGAATGAAGTGTTGCACCATTACATTACACGGTACGAAGAGAATGGTATAAAGTATGTTGAAGCATGGCTGCAAATCAACATCTTCGGGAAACCATTCTGTTTCTCCAAGCGAAAGCTGAGGCAGTAGACTGCCCACCCCAACCGCGTATCAAATGCAGCCGGGGAAAATGCACAGCCATCAACGATTACGGGTCATTGATGGCTGCACGCCTCGCTAGGCCTTCGTATAGGTCACATTGTTACATCTTGGGCACGGAGGCAAAGTATCCGTATCGTCATTCAGCACGACACGTTCCCCACACTTTGTGCAGATGTATGTGCCTTTTCCCGGCTTTTCGCCCGTTTTATACATGACTCTCACCTCCTTTCTTTGGAAGATTATAACACTTCGACAATATTCGCGCAACGCGAAAGGAGAGTGCTATGGACAAGCTTCCCTTCTATTACTTAATCCTCTGCATGGACGGTTTTCGGGACTACCTGATCTCGCTGACCCGCCTAGGCCCCGGCTGCTGCAATGGCACGCCCCGTGAGATCCCCGACGCCGATGGCGGGCTGCACCAGGTGCTGGGCGTGTACCCGGCCTTACGGCAGAACTACGACGCGCACCAGTTGGCCATGAAAGCGAGGCGGGCGTGATGAATGCGACAGGTATCGTTCGCAGGGTCGACGAGCTGGGGCGCGTTGTCATTCCCAAGGAAATAAGGGCGACGCTTCATATTTCCGAGGGTGATCCATTGGAGATTTTCATCGTATCTGCCGACCAGGAGATTGTACTCCGCAAGTACGACGAGCTTAAAGTAAGATTTGGGTTATTCAAGGAGATGCTTGATTCTGCTGAATTCGTTCCCGCCCAAGATCGCACCGAGTTTGTCGCGCTAATCAACGCCGCCAAAAGACTATTGGAAGGGAGGCCCCGCTGATGGAACGTAAGTGCACCCGCACCAAAATCCGCCGGCGGCACCTTACGCGCCAGATCATCGTCGCCGCCTGTTGGCTGACCGTCGGCTTCGGCGTTGGTGTCATCGTGACGCTCAAGGCGGTGGGGTTTTCATGACGCGCCGCCTGTTGAGGGCCCTCGCCGCCCGGGGATTGCTAATCAGCTACACGGTGGGCATGCACACAGGTCAGCGCCTACGCGTGTGGGCCGATGATGGCCTGCCTCACACGATGACGCCAGGGACCGCGCAGGCGTACCTTGACCGGCTCGAAGCCATCGAATGGGGGTGGACACCGTGATGCGCTGGATCCTGAACTACCTCGTTACGATGGGCGGATTTATTCAATGGAGGTAAGTAAACAAAGATGACGATCCGAGAATTCATCCAGCGTCAGGGGCTACCTTACGAAGCTAAGTTGATCCACGCCGAGCGGGTCGCACGCGAATTTCGGGATCACGTTGACGACGCCCATGTATCGGTCGGCGGCCTGGACAGTATCACGCTGCTGATCTGGCTCCGATCCATCGGAATCGACGTTCCAGCCATCTCCGTTTCGTGCCTTGAGGATCAGTCAATCCAGCGCGTTCACAAGCAGATTGGCGTGATCCCCCTCAAGCCGATCAAGTCCAAAGCAACCGTGATGAACGAGTGCGGCTTCCCTGTGCTTTCCAAGCAGATTGCCGGAAAAATCGATCTGCTCCAACATCCCACCGAGAAGAACAAGACTGTACGGCACGCGATCATGACCGGCGAGACCGGAAAGCAGGGCGGCTACCGCACCGGTACGCGGATGAAAATGCCGCAAAAGTGGCTCAACTTGTTTGGCGGGTATGAGAACGAACGGTATGGAACGAACTACGCGAAGCCCAACTTTCAGGTATCGAACAAGTGCTGCTATTATTTGAAGGAAAAGCCCTGCGACGATTGGGCGCGGCAACACAAGTCTTCTCCCTATCTCGGCCTCATGGCCAGCGAAGGTGGTCAGCGTGAAAAGGCGCTGATGATGCACGGCTGCAACTACTACGGCAAGACTGTGACCCGCAGCTGCCCATTCGCGATCTTCAACCGACAGGACATTCTGCAGTTGGCGCTCGATTTCAATGTACCGGTGCCGGAAGTGTACGGCGAAATCGTCCGCGATCCCGACGGAACGCTCCGAACCACCCGCGCCCAACGCACCGGCTGCTCCATGTGCGGGTTCGGGATTCACCTCGAGACACGCCCCCATCGGTTCGACCGGCTCTATGAAGACAACCCCCAGGAATGGGACTACTGGATGCACCGATGTGTGATCGACCCCGAAACCGGAGAACGGTTCGGCTGGGCCCGGGTCCTCGATTACATTGGCGTCGGGTGGGAACCGATGCTCGAACAAAAGGAGGCCGTCATGTGATCCGCAAAAAGAAGCGCCCCGCCGACGTTGCAGCGCCGGACAGGGGCGAGAACCTAGACCACCAGCAGTATAACACACCGTCGCCCAAGATGCAACCGGTCATGCGACCGGGGAAAAGGAGGATATCGTGAGGCGATTGGATCTAAGCATGCCGACAGGCCCACGTAATACAGCACTTTTGGAGTTCTTCCGCGTGAACTCCGTCCGCGACCCTGGAACGAATACCAACAGGTACGTCCTTCCTACCAAAGCGTTCGAAGAGTACGCGGGCATTAAAATCGCTGATCATCCGCTGTTCTTCCGCCCGGAGATATTTGCCCCGGGCAGCGATTGGAACGTCTCCGGTGATTTCCATTATCTCACGATCGATGGACTGTTCAAGGCGGTCACGGTGTTGGCCGTCGCCGACCTGACCCATAGGAGGTGTTTCCGTGGTCAAAATTAACCGGCTTGAAATCGAGAATGTCAAGCGGATCCGCGCCGTCACCGTGGAGCCGGCCGTCAGCGGCCTGACCGTCATCGGCGGCCGGAACGAGCAAGGCAAGACCAGCGTGCTGGACGCCATTGCTTGGGCGCTGGGCGGCGACCGATTCAAGCCATCGCAGCCCGCCCGGGATAGCTCCGTGATCCCGCCCACACTGTCAATCCGGCTATCCAACGGCCTTATCGTCGAGCGCAAGGGCAAAAACTCAGCGCTCACCGTCACTGACCCCGCCGGCAAGAAGTCCGGCCAGCAGCTCCTGAACGAGTTCGTGGAGCAGCTGGCGCTGGACCTCCCCCGCTTTATGGCCGCGCCCAGCGGCGAGAAAGCCAAGGCGCTGCTCCGGATCATCGGCGTGGAAGGCCAGGTCGCCGAACTGGACCGCAAGGAGCAGGAGACCTACAACCGTCGACACGCCATCGGCCAGATCGCCGATCAGAAGCGCAAGTACGCCCGAGAGCAGCCCTACTTCCCAGACGCGCCCAAGGAGCCGGTCAGCGCCTCGGAGTTGATCCGCCAGCAGCAGGAGATCCTCACCCGGAACGGCGAGAACCAGCATAAACGGGAAAACCTCGGACGGCTCACCCGCGAGGCCGCGGATATTCAGCGCCGGATCGACGAGCTGCTCGCGCAGCAGAGGATCATCCAGGCTGATCTGGAGATCGCCCGGAAGTCCGCGCTGGATCTCCACGATGAGTCCACCGAGGAGCTCGAGCGCAACCTTGCGCAGATCGACGAGATCAACCGCAAGGTGCGCGCCAACCTGGACCGCGACAAGGCCGAGGAGGACGCGCTGGCCTACGAGAACCAGTACAACGCGCTGACCGCCGAACTGGACAAGGTCCGGCAGGCCAAAACCGACCTGCTCCAGGGTGCCACGCTGCCGCTGCCGGGGCTATCTGTCCAGGACGGTGAGCTGACCTACAACGGCTTCAAGTGGGACAACCTTTCTGGCTCCGCACAGCTCAAGGTGGCCACTGCCATCGTACGCCGTCTCAACCCCCAGTGCGGCTTCGTGCTGCTGGACAAACTCGAACAAATGGACCTGGACACGTTGCGTGAATTCGGCACCTGGCTGGAGCAGGAGGGCCTACAGGCGATCGCCACGCGGGTCTCCACCGGCCCGGAGTGCCAGATCATCATTGAAGACGGGTATGTGGCCGGGCAGCAGCATCCTGCGGAGGTTCCAGCCCCGCAAATCCCATGGAAGGCAGGTAATTTCTGATGCAAATCACATCCGGACGAATCCCCAGCGCGCTGAAGGTTGTCGTGTATGGCCCGGAGGGCATCGGCAAATCGACCTTCGCGTCAATGTTCCCTGATCCGATCTTCTGCGACACGGAGGGGTCCACCAAGCACATGGACGTCCGCCGGACGCCCAAGCCCACCAGCTGGGCCGCGATCCTCGAGCAGGTCAAGTATTTCATCCAGCACCCGGACCTGCTCAAGTCCTTCGTGTTGGACACCGCCGACTGGGCGGAGATCCTCTGCACCGACGCGCTGTGCGCTAAGTCGCAAAAGGCCGGAATCGAAGACTTCGGCTACGGCAAAGGCTACGTGTACCTGGGTGAGGAGTTCGGGCGGCTGTTGAATTTGCTTGAGGAGCTGATCGGCAAGAGCGTCAACGTCGTGGTCACCGCCCACGCCAAGATGCGTAAGTTCGAACAGCCCGACGAGATGGGCGCCTACGACCGCTGGGAGATGAAATTGTCCAAGACCTGCGCGCCGCTGCTCAAGGAATGGGCCGACATGGTGCTGTTCGCATCCTACAAGACCCTCGTGGTCAACGTGGATGGCCAGGGTACGGCGAAGGGCAAGAACAAGGCCCAGGGCGGCCAACGGATCCTTCGCACCAGCCACCATCCCTGCTGGGATGCTAAGAACCGCTTCGGGCTGCCGGAGGAACTACCCTTTGAGTTCGGCAGCATAGCGCACCTGTTCAGTTCGACGCCTGCCCAAGCCCCGCGGCAGCCCGCAGCGCCGCCGAGGCAGGAACCCAAGCAAGAGCCTGCACCCGAACAGCCGACTACGCCCGATGCTCTAGCAGCGCCTGACGGCGGGATCCCCAAGGCGCTGCGCGACCTGATGGACGCGAACAAAGTCAAGGATGTAGAGATCATGTACGCAGTCGGCCAAAAAGGCTACTTCCCGGGCGACATGAAGATCTCCGACTACCCGGAGGACTTCGTGATGGGCTGCCTGGTGGGTGGCTGGCCGCAGGTGTTCGATATGGTGCTCAAGAACCGTGACGAAATGCCATTCTAGGAGGAGACACATATGAACGAAAATGGACGGGAACTCAACTGGAACGACGTCATCGAGAAGGACTCCACGTACACACTGCTCGAGGAGGGCGACTACGATTTCGTGGTCAAGAGCTTCGAGCGCGGTCGGCACACCCCCAGTGTCAATGGCAAGCTGCCCCCTTGCAACAAGGCCATTCTGACCATCGAGGTGTCCAATGATCAGCAGGTGACGCAGATCACGCACAACCTGTTCCTGCACACCTCAACGGAGGGCATCCTGTGCGCCTTCTTCACGTCGATCGGCGCCCGCAAGCACGGCGAGAAGCTGGTGATGGATTGGAACAAGGTCACCGGCGCGCACGGGCGCTGCCACGTGATCATCGACACGTTCACCAAAAAGGACGGCACGGAAGGCAAGTCCAACAAAATCAACCGCTTCCTGGAGCCCGACGAACAGACCAGCTTCGCGCCGGCTGTGTCAATCACGCCTGCGGCAGGCGGGTGGCAGGCTGGGAGGTTCTAAGCCATGATGGATCTCAGGCCGTACCAGGAAGAGGCCCGGCAGGCCATCGAGGCCCAGTGGCAGGACGGCGTCAAGCGCACGCTGCTGGTGCTCCCGACGGGCACGGGCAAGACGATCGTGTTCGCAAAGATCATTGAAAACCGGGTGCGGAGCGGTGAGCGGGTCCTTGTACTCGCTCACCGCGGGGAGCTCCTCGACCAAGCCGCGGACAAGCTGGCCAAAGCCACCGGCCTGGGCTGCGCCACGGAGAAGGCCGAGGAGAGCTGCATCGGCAGCTGGTTTCGTGTGGTGGTGGGCTCTGTGCAGTCGCTCATGCGTCCGAAGCGCCTCGAACAATTCGACCCGGATTATTTCGACACCATCGTCGTCGACGAGGCCCATCACGTGCTGGCCGACAGCTACCAGCGGGTACTACAGGCGTTTGGCGATGCTAAGGTGCTCGGCGTCACGGCAACTCCGGACCGCTCCGACATGCGCAACCTGGGCGTATACTTCGAGAGCTTGGCCTACGAATACACGCTACCCCGGGCGATCAAGGACGGGTACCTGTCGCCTATCAAAGCCCTGACCATCCCGCTTCGGCTGGATTTGACCGGCGTCGGCGTACAATCCGGCGACTTCAAGGCCGCCGACCTGGGCACCGCGTTGGACCCGTACCTGTATCAGATCGCCGACGAGATGGTCAAGAACTGCCGAGGGCGGAAGACCGTTGTTTTCCTCCCTCTTATAACGACCAGCCAGAAGATGCGGGATATTCTCGCCTCAAAAGGCTTCCGCGCCGCGGAGGTCAACGGCGACAGCGACGACCGGGCGGAGATTCTCGCAGACTTTGACGCCGGGAAATACGATGTGCTGTGCAACTCCATGCTGCTCACCGAGGGCTGGGACTGCCCCAGCGTCGACTGCATCGTGGTGCTCCGTCCCACGAAGATTCGCAGCCTGTACTGCCAGATGGTCGGGCGCGGCACCCGCCTGTTTCCCGGCAAGGAAGATCTGCTGCTGCTGGACTTTCTCTGGCACACCGAAAAGCACGAGCTGTGCCGCCCTGCGCACCTGATATGCGAGAGTCCGGAAGTGGCCGAGAAGATGACCGCTGACCTCGAGGCTGCGGGCTGCCCGGTGGACATCGAAGCGGCGGAACGCCAGGCTGCAGAGGACGTGGTAGCCAAGCGCGAAGAGGCGCTGGCGAAGAAGCTGGCCGAGATGCGCAGCCGCAAGCGGAAGCTGGTGGACCCGCTGCAATTCGAAATGTCGATTCAGGCGGAGGACCTCTCCGGCTATGTCCCGGCATTCGGTTGGGAGATGGGCCCGCCGAGCGATAAGCAGCGCTCCACGCTGGAGAAGTTGGGCATATTCCCGGATGAGATCGAGAACGCCGGCAAAGCGAAGATGCTGCTCGACCGGCTGGACAAGCGCCGGAATGAAGGCCTCACGACGCCCAAGCAGATCCGCTTCCTGGAGAGCCGCGGTTTCCAGCACGTCGGCACCTGGCAGTTCGACGCCGCCCGCGGGCTGATTGACCGGATCGCCGCCAACGGGTGGCAGATTCCGCATGGGGTCCGGCCGGGAGAGTACAAGCCGGAGGCACGCACATCGACGTTCTTGGAGATGTAGCGTGCGTCCCGTAAAACTAAAAGAACAAAGCGATTATTGAGATTACAACCGCAGCGATGGAGAGAGCTCGTGTCCACCAAGATTCTTTTCGCCTGATCGATTTTTCGTAGAAATAGGTCATGCCTTTACCAGTCAGCGTCACAGATAATGGGGAGTTTAACATACCACGTAAATCAGCTTTGACAGATCCCCATTCCTGCAAAGTGATCAAGACCGCTCTATTGAAAATCGCATCAGGCTCAATTCCAAGGAATTTTGATATGAACTCCTCATCATCACGCCTACTTTGACCTGTACTTAGAAAGTGAGCATACAGCTCCTGAAGAATAGTCTCAAAATCCCGTTCACGTAATTGCTTGCGATTTCTCCAAATGGAAAACATCGTCACCACTCCTTTTAGTTATGGTAACACGAATTCTTTGCATACGCAATATCCGCATACAGGAGGGAATCTCAATGGCGATTCTTGGATGGCACGAACCGGAATGGCAGGAGGCAAAGAGCGAATGACCACCTACGACATTTCAGAAGTCCTCCCCCACATCGACCCCGCCCGGCTGGACTATCAGGAGTGGGTATCCGTCGGCATGGCGCTCAAGGACGCCGGCGGCACCGTCGACCAGTGGGATTCCTGGAGCCGCCGCGACGCCGCCCGCTACCACCCGGGCGAGTGCGAGCGCAAATGGGCGGGCTTCCACGGTGCGTCCACGCCGGTCACCGCCGGCACCATCGTGCAGCTGGCGCGGGACCAGGGCTGGGAGCCGCCCCACGACGAGGGCCGCGAACTGGACTGGGACGCGGAAATCGGCGGCGGCAAAGACGACCTGGTTGTGGTAAACCGCAACTGGATCGAATCCAAGGATGTTCCGGAGCCCGCGGATTGGAACCCCACGGCACAGCTGATCCGATATCTGGAGATCCTCTTCGAGGCGTCTGAGACAGTCGGCTACGTCACCCAGTCCTGGGAGAAGGACGGCCGCTACCTGCCCACCAGCGGCGCCTACGACCGCACAGCCGGGCAGCTGATCGAGGCGCTGAACAAGTGCGGCGGCGACATCGGCGCCGTGATCGGCGATTACAATCCCAAGGCCGGCGCCTGGATCCGGTTCAATCCGCTGGACGGCAAGGGCGTCAAGAATGAGAACGTCACCGAGTACCGGTACGCGCTGGTGGAATCCGACGCGATGGACATTGAGCAGCAATACGCCATCATTCATGAACTGGAACTGCCCGTCGCTGTGTTGGTCCACTCCGGAAAGAAGAGCCTTCACGCCATCGTGCGCATCGACGCGGCCAACTATGACGAGTACCGGAAGCGCGTCGACTACCTCTACACCGTCTGTCAGCGCAATGGCCTCAAGATCGATTCACAGAACCGCAACCCCTCCCGCCTTTCCCGCATGCCAGGCATCATCCGCGACGGCCGGAAGCAATTCATCGTCGCGGAGAATTTCGGGCGCGAATCCTATGAGCAGTGGCACGAGTGGATCGAAAGCGTCAACGACGATCTGCCGGAGCCCGAGAGCATGAAGGACGCCTGGGACAACCTGCCAGCGCTGAGCCCTCCACTGATCACCGGCGTGCTGCGCCAAGGCCATAAGATGCTGCTGGCCGGGCCGTCCAAGGCGGGCAAGTCCTACTCGCTGATCGAGTTGTGCTGCGCGATCGCCGAAGGCCGGAGCTGGTTCGGCTGGCGCTGCGCCCAGGGCCGGGTGATGTACGTCAACCTGGAGCTGGACCGTGCCAGCTGCCTGCACCGCTTTCGGGACGTGTATCAGGCGCTGGGCTGGCAGCCCCAGAATCTCGCCAACATCGACATCTGGAACCTGCGCGGCAAGGCGATCCCCATGGACAAGCTCGCTCCGAAGCTGATCCGGCGGGCCGCGAAGCGCAACTACATCGCCATCGTCATTGATCCCATCTACAAGGTCATCACCGGTGATGAGAACAGCGCCGACCAGATGGCCAACTTCTGCAACCAATTTGATAAGGTGTGCTGCGAATTGGGTTGCGCGGTGATCTACTGCCACCACCACTCGAAGGGGCAGCAAGGCCAGAAGCGCAGCATGGATCGGGCATCCGGCTCCGGCGTGTTCGCCCGGGATCCCGACGCAATGCTGGACATGATCGAGCTGGAGCCCACCGAGGCGCTCAAGAAACAGGAGGGCGACAAGGCGGTGGTCGACGTCTGCAAGGAATGGCTGAACCGGTGTGTGGCTAACTGGGAGGACAGCGTGTCACAGGATCACCTGTGCAGCCATACGGCCATGATGCTGACCTGCCAGAAGCTGCTGTCGCCCGCGACGATCAAGGCCTTGGGCGATGCCGCAGAGACCGCCAGAGGGGCCGCGGCGGGCCGCACGGCGTGGCGTATCGAGGGCACGCTCCGCGAGTTCCCGCGGTTCGAGCCGGTTAACCTGTGGTTCGACTACCCGGTGCATCACGTCGACCTGGTAGGCAGCCTCAAGGATATCGACGCCGAGGGCGAAGCCCCGCCGTGGCAGAAGGCCGTTCTGAAGCGCAAGAAGGGCGTGGAGGCCGACCGGAAGGACAAGAACCTGGAGTTCGAGCAGGCTGTTGCAGGCGCGAATTTCGGGGAGCCGCCCACGAAAAAGCAGCTCGCAGAGTACCTTGGGATTTCCGAACGCACTGTTTTCGACCGGCTGAAAGCACATGGAGGGTACACCGTGAATAAAAGTCAAGGCAATATCATCGTGCGGAAGGAACCATAAAACATGGTTGCCGCATCGTGATGAAGCAACCTGATTTCAAAGGTTGCCACATGTAGATGCAGCGACTATGAATTTATGATTGCCGCATGGGGATGTGGCAACCACTACCCCTACGGGGTAAGTTTTCCGCCGTCGCTGCGCGCCGTCACGCCTGCACTGGTAGGGGACCACGTTAGGGGCCGTGGTCCCCCCTTAGCAGGCATGACGTGACAAAAGATTTTTTCTGAAGGAGGTCAGCACCGTGACTTTTTTGAAATGGCTTGACAGTCGGTACGGAAGCGAGAGCAACCAGATGGGGCAACTCGTTGACGCGTTTAAAGCGAATCTCGTATACCCCACAAGGGCACGAAGCTATAAGACGATCCGCAAACACGTCCATGATGCCAATCTGTCCAGAGCGCTTGATGTGGCATATGGAAAATACCGTGAAAGTGAGGCGAGGCGCACATGGTAACCGAGTTCTTCCTGGACATCCAGCCCCCAACCTGCACGCACCAGGAGAAGAAGATTGGCGTCCGGAATGGCAAGCCCTACACCTACGAGCCCCAGGAGCTCAAAGACGCTCGGGCCAAGCTCGCCGCCCACCTGGGCAGCCGAGTGCCCATCGAGCCCTACACCGCTGGCGTTCGGCTCGTGGTCAAGTGGTGCTTCCCGAAGCCCGCCAACCGGCAGGACGGCGAGTACCGGACGACCAAGCCGGACACCGACAATCTTCAGAAGTTGCTCAAGGACGTGATGACCAGCGTGGGCTTCTGGACCGACGACGCGCTCGTGGCCAGTGAGATCATCGAGAAGTTCTGGGCGAACCGGCCTGGCATCTACATCCGGATCGTTCCGTTACCGGAGGTGGGAATGTGATCGATTTGATTGACCGGGCGGCGCTCGTGGAAGTGCTGGAGAAAAGAGCGGTGGAGTTGGCGGATGAAGGGCTTCACATTATGGCGGGCAGCGTGTCCGGATGTGTTATTTTTGCACTTCAAGCTCCGGTCGTTGAAGCCGCGCCGGTGGTTCATGCGCGGTGGGATAATCTCCGAGACATCAGCGGCCTATATCAGTGCAGCGAATGCGGGATCATCGACCACCGTAAGCCGAGACACAAATTTTGCCCGAACTGCGGCGCGCGCATGGACGCGGGGCCGGAGGTAGGCACATGACCGAGTGCGTCGACCGCTGGAACCCAGGCACCTGCTCCCTCGCTGCCATGCAGGCGTACAAGCTCCTGGAGCTCGAAGGTCAGATCGTTATCGACCAGGTCGAGGTCGGCCGGAAGACCGAGCGGGTGATCGTTCACTACCAGGCGACAGGAACACACGAGGACGCGCTGGGGCGGCTCCGGGCTGCTAAGGCGCAGTTGGAAGGAGCTGTGAGTTGATGGATAGGTACACCATAAAACAAAATCCGAAAGGTTGGCCAGAAAACTGGCCAGATATGTTCGAACCTGTGGCTTGCCAGAAAAACGTCCCCGAATGGTGCGAAAACTGGAAGGATCAGCACGAATGCAAGTGCGATGCCATCGCGGAATGCATCAACCAGCTTGGGCGCTACGAAAACACTGGCCTAACTCCGGACGAGATCGCCGCGCTCTGTGACAAGTACGACGAGCTGCTTGCGGTCTATAACGACCAGGTGGCCGCGCATGGAAGGCTGAGCGAGGTCAACGCCGCGCTTCGCGCCGAGGTCGAGCCGTTGCGAAAGGCGTATGCATCGCCGGAAAAACCATTGATGCTTGCGGAAATTGAACGGATGGAGGGGGAGCCAGTTTTTGTCCAGCAAGGTGATGGACAAGAGTTTTGGGCTATTGTCCAGGGAGGCATGCCCGATACGGGAGAGACGGACCCGGACTTTGTCAACATGGAGTACGACGATCCTGTAGGGCATTTCGGGCTGCATGTGCTAGGTTGGCGGGCGTTCAAGCATCGTCCGGAAGTCGCTTGCGCCGCGCTGAGGAAGGAGGCCGACTGATGGACGCGAAAACTTACCTTCGCCAGTTGCCAGACCTGGACAAGGAGATCAACGCCATGCTGGAACGCCGTGAGCGCTACGAAGCCCTGGCCATGCGTCGCACCGGCGGCTACACCGGCGGCATGCCGGGCGCCCAGCACAGGGACAGCAGCGTTGAGCGGTACGCCTGCAAGCTGGTGGATTTGACTCGAGAGATCGACCGAAAGATCGACGCTTACGTGGATCTGACTCGAGAGGCGGAGGCTCTGATCGAATGTGTCAGCGATGATAAGTATCGGGATATCCTGACGCACAGGTACATGCTGGGCTGGGACTGGCAGAAGATCGCGAATCTGATCGGATATGAGCGCCGGCAGGTTACGAGATTGCACGGCTACGCATTGCGGGAATTTCAAAAAGTTTTGGATTTCTACACCAGTGCGAAAAGATGTCCCACAAAGTCCCATTTGGATGTGCTATAATGCTATCGTCGAGGATTGCGCGGGAGGAAAACGCATGGAAAAGCTGATCAACCTATGTATCAACGCGTTGTCCGAGATTTATGGCAGGGTCGTCGTGCGAAAGGCAGATACGTCGAATCCTCAAGTCCGGAAATGGCTGTTTCAAAAGCTGTTCGCGGTATGGTACGCCGCGAGCTGTATGATCAAGGCTATCGGATACACGGATCATGATGTTGTCGAGATGGTTAAAAAGCTCGAGGTCGCGAAGGATTCACAGGGAGAGCACGGGCCTACAGGATAATTAAGGGTTCAGGTCAGTTCCAAAGCCGCACCGGGTATTCGGGGCGGCTTTTGTTGTGGGGTGGCGGGAATGGCAAAGAATGATTTTTTCGATGCGGGCGCGTTTGATGCGCTGGCATAATGCGGCGAAAGGAGGTCGCCGGCGATGGCAAAAGGTAAATATGAGTATTGGCTGACGACCGACGGTCTGCTGCTTCTAGAGGCATGGGCGCGGGACGGGCTGACACTCGCGCAGATCGCCGCGAAATGTGATGTCACCAGTGAAACGTTGCGGCAGTGGCGCATTCAATACCCTGCGATGTCTGCGGCCTTAAAAAAGGGGCAGGAGGTCGTTGACGTTGAGGTCGAAAACGCTCTTCTTAAGCGCGCGCTGGGGTATGAGTATAACGAGGTCATGACGGAGCAATCGGAGGATGGTGCCGTCAAACGGCGAGTAACCCGGAAGATGGTTATCCCGGATGTGACTGCGCAAATCTTCTGGCTCAAAAACAGGCGACCAGACGTTTGGCGTGACCGGCCCAAGGACGAGAGTGAGGCAGAGGCGCTGGCGAAGGCTGCCGAGCTGTTGGTAGGTGTTAAGTTTGGCACTGACGCCGAAGCAGATTGAGTTCATTGCCAACGCGCACCACCGGTGGAACATCAAGATCGGCGCGACGCGGTCTGGCAAGACGTTCCTCGACTACTCCACAGTGGTCCCCAAGCGCATTCTGAACACGACCGGAAGCGGCCTCGTCGTGCTGCTTGGCTACACGCAGCAGACGTTAGAGCGCAACATTTTCGAGCCGATGCGCAGCCTATGGGGGCCTACGCTGGTCGGTGACATCGTTCAGGGTCGCAATACGATTCGGTTGTTTGGCAGGACATGCCACGCGTTGGGCGCGGACAAAATTTCATCCGTGTCCCGCCTCCGCGGTGCGTCGATCGAGTACGGCTACGGCGACGAGGTTCCAACCTGGAACGAGGAGGTTTTTCAGCTCCTGAAAAGCCGTCTTGATAAGCCCAACAGCGCGTTTGACGGGACCGGGAACCCGGAAAGTCCGAACCACTGGTTCAAAAAGTTCCTGGAATCGGACGCGGACATTTACAGTCAGCATTACACTATCGACGATAATCCCATGCTTGACCCGGTATTTATCTCGAACCTCAAACGCGAGTATGCCGGGTCGGTCTATTACGACCGCTACATCCTCGGCAACTGGGCCGTCGCGGAGGGTGCAATCTATCCGCAGTTCGACCCGGCACGGCACGTCGTGTCGGTGCTTCCGCACATGCGGATGCATTGGGTGGGCGTAGATTACGGTCACTCCAACCCGACGGTGTTCATCCTGGCCGGGCTCGGCGACGATGGCCGGCTATATGTGGTCGCAGAGGACTACCATGCTGCCGATCAGGAGGGCGACCGCTCTCCTGCCTGGTACAGTCAGGCGATGATCCGGTTTCTCAGGCGGCATGAGACGGGCCTGGTGCTCGACAAAATCCTTGTTGACCCTTCGGCCAAGGGGTTCATAACGCAGCTTCGGGAAGATGGTGTGGCGCGCGTAGCCGGGGCCGACAACGATGTGCTGGCTAGAATCCAACTGATCTCGTCGATGTTCTCCCGTGATCTGGTCCGCATCCATTCGTCGTGTGTGCGACTGATTGACGAGCTGCGGGGCTATGTGTGGGAAGCGAAGGCGCAGGAGCACGGCGAGGATAGGCCTGTCAAAAAAGATGATCATGGTCCGGATGCATTGGGATACCTGATCATGGCTGAAAAAAATGAGTGGAAACGGAGGGTTGCAAATGGCTGATACCTGGCCGCCGGTCAAATGGCTGTGGGCACAGTATCGCGCGAACGCGGCCTGGTACAGCGGCGATCCTGATGAGTTGCGTGCTCACGCTGCAGGGTTCTGGCAAAGCGCAGAAAAAACCAAGATCCACATCCCGCTTGCGGGTGATCTCGCGGCGTTGGCTGCCGGGTTTTTATTCAGCGATTCGCCTATCGTCAAGCACGCAAACGAAAAAACCAATGATCGACTTCAGGAGATCATGTCGCTGTGCGGGCTGTACCAAAAGCTGCTTCAAGCGGCGGAACTGCAGGCCGTTTACGGTGGCGTGTTTGTCAAATGGAATTGGGACACCACACGAGCGCCATATCCTTTGTTTCGTGTTGTCCCGGCTGACGCCGGACTGCCGTACTACGCCAACGGTATCCTAACGTCCATTCGGTTCTGGTCGGTCGCTCGCGTTGATGAGGATAACGGTGGGGCTGTCTGGCGCACGGAGGAGACGTATACGCCTGACGGGCGTATTCTGACACGGCTATTGCGCGGCTCGGTGGAATCTTTGGGTACGGCGGAGCCGCTGAACGCCATTCCTGAGACCGCTGACATCCAGCCGGAGGCTAACAGTGGCACGGGTATGCTGCTGGCAACATATGTTCCTGCGCGGCTGCCCAACCGTCTGCGGCCTTACGCGCCTTACGGCAGGAGTGATTTCGACGGGCTTCGCTCACTGTTCTCCGCACTTGACGAGGCATACAGCTCCATGATTCGCGACATTAAGCTGGGCAAGACGCAGGTCATCGTGCCTGCCGAGTATCTGCGGCAGAAAAAGCGTATGTTCGAGGCGATAGACCAGGCGGCGGAGACGCAGCAGCAGCCACAATTTGCGTTTGCCAAGTCCGACGAGGTTTTTGTTGCGCTGGATTACACTCCTGACGCGCCTCAGGGCAAGGACATCGTGCCATTCCAGCCTTTGATTCGCGCGGAGGAGCACCTTAAGACCATTGAAGATATTGTGCGCCGGATTGTTACGCTGGCCGGGTACGCACCTCAGTCCGCGGGCCTGGATATCGAGGGCCGTGCGGAGAGCGGCACCGCGCTTAACGTGCGAGAGCGGCGCAGCATGCAGACCGCGGAGACCAAAAAGACCTACTGGTGGCATGCGCTGATGGACATGATGCGCGCAGGCCTTGCGTTGGACAAGGCGCTGTTCACCCGTGGTCTCGCGCTGGACGGCGATTTGGCAGTGGAGTTTGCCGACAACACGCAGCCCGACATGCAGACGCTGGCCGACACGCTGGACAAGCTGGAGCGTGCCGGCGCGGTTTCCACTGATACCAAGGTCCGGCTTCTGCATCCCGATTGGGAGGACGATCAAGTGGAAGAGGAGATCGAGCGTATTCAAGAGGAGCGCGGCCTGATCTCCGAGGGTGAGCCGGACCCGGGATTGGGCGATCTGGAGGCCCCGCCGCCGGGAACGCCGGAGGACGACGACGCAGGCGGTGAGTAAGCCATGCTGATGCCTAATGCGCTAGAGCAGAGTGCGCGAGCCCTGCTGGACCTCTACTCCGAGGCCGAGCTTGAGATGATCCGCAAGATGCGCCTGCGGTTGTTCCGGGGCGCCGGCGTCTCTGACTGGGCGCAACGAAAGTTGTCTGAGATTCGAGCGATGCGTGCGTCGCTGCAAGAAACCATCAGCCGGCTGGAAAAATCGGCAAGCACTCTCCGTGGGCAGCTGCTCACTGAAGGGTATAATTTGGGGAGCGCTACCCTTGCGCAGGAGATGCGTGCGCTGGGGCTCACGGGCGGGCTGCAAGCGCCCGATGTGCGCGTCGAGCGACTGAACCTGTTGATTGCCGACTTGGATCAGCGCATGGACGTCTCGCATCGTTACATTTTACGGGAAGCGACAGACGGCTACCGTAACATCATTGGCGAGAGCATGCAGTTGTCGGCTGCCGGTGTCGAGACTACGCGCCAGGCTGTCCAGCGCGCATTAAACCGGTTCGCGTCGAAGGGCATTACCGGATTTTGGGATAAGACTGGTCGGCGCTGGGGCATGGCGGAGTACGCGGAGATGGCGACGCGCACCGGCATGATGCGGGCCTCGCTGGATGGCTACGCTTCGCAAGCGCAGGCCTACGGGCAGGACTTGGTGATCGTCACCGATCACGCTGACGAGTGTCCGCTTTGCCGGCCTTGGGAAAACCGTGTGCTGTCGCTGACCGGCGTGATGCGCAATCATCCGGACTGTTCCGGCACACTGGACGAGGCCCGAGCCGCCGGGCTGTTTCACCCCAACTGCCTGCACTCGTTCAACATTCATGTACCGGGCATGACGCCGTTGACCGGCGGGGACAGTCAGACGGTGGAACAGAGCATAAAGGGCTACGAAAACCGGCAAAAGCAGCGCTATATGGAACGGCAGGTTCGCCGGTGGAAACGCCTTCAGGCGGCGGCGAATGCGCCTTATAATCAACGTGTCGCCAAGGCGCATGTCGATCAATGGCAGGCTAAGCTGCGTGGGCTTGTCCAGGATACCGGGCTGCCGCGTAAATACGGGCGTGAAGGCGGCCGTGTGCTGCTATCGGAGGCCGCGAAGAAGTTGTCGCCGTTGACAATTTCGGAGAACGGCACTATACTGAAATACGGGTTAAGCGATTCAGGATGGTTGAATGCAGACTTCCGTTCACAAGCGAAGCTCGACCGGCACATTCGTGATCACTTGGGCGAATTCGGAAACATCTCCACCGATGATTACGTCAACGGCGCACGGAAGCTGCTGGCTGCCAAGGTCCGCGGGCCGACAGACGGGTTTGTCGACGCCGAGGGATATGTTCATAAATACAATCGTGAGACTAACGAGTTTGCAATTGGGCATCCAAGCGGTGGAATCTCGACGTATTTCAAACCTGACCGAGGGGAGGCGTATTGGGATGATCAAAAGCGCAAGCACAAGCCCTAAGGCACTTTGCCCGTGCTGCGGACGACGTCGGATCGAGAAGTGGGACATCTGCCCGACGTGCGGATGGGAAAACGATCCGCTTCAATCCGAGGAACCCGATTACGCAGGCGGAGCAAACACCTTGAGCCTCAATGAGGCGCGAAGACGTTACCAGGAAAAACAAAAACAATGACCAAAGCCGCGGGCAACCGCGGTTTTTCATTTGGGGAGGTGAGATCATGATCCAGATTTCTGAATCGTCTGCTCGCGTCGTGCTGCGGCTGCTGGAGGATATCCGCGAGATTGATCAGCGTGCTCGGTGCAGTGACGGTTACTTCCGGCAGCACTTCACAATGCTGGCGAGGCTTCCTGCTGTCGCGGATGCCGCTGAGGAGATCAATCGGGCACTCGAAGCGCCGGAACCGGAAGCTGAACTGGAGGCCGAACCGGAGCTCGAGCTGGAGCCGGTGTCGAGAACCCGTCGAAAATGAGCGCGAAGGTAAAAACCTGTCGGTATGATCTGGTCTTACTCGGCGGGAATACGATTTCCGGCAAACTCGATCAGCCAAAGGTGCTTGACGAAATTCGTACAGCTCCCCCTGGTTCATGGACCTGGTTCAACGATACAGAGGCAACGATCTGGGTACGGCCCGAGGAGATCCATCCAATATCGCGATCCTGATGATTAGCCGCCAACAGGCGGTTTTTTCATGCCAATTCGCCCGCCGGAGCGACATCCGGCAAGCGCGCGCGGACCGTGACCGCGTCATCAAACGTAGCGCGGGAGGAAATCCATGAAGCGAGAAGACCTTAAGGCATTGGGTCTGACCGATGAGCAGATCGAGAAGGTCATGGGCATGCATGGCACGACCGTAACCGATTTGCAGACCAAGCTGGCTGCTGCCACCGTCAAGGCGACCAATGCGGAGACGCAACTGACTAAGCTGAACACTGACCTGACCGCCGCGCAGAAGTCCGGCGCGGACGCGGAGGCGCTAAAGTCACAGCTCGCGGACGCGCAAAAGGCGCTGGCAGCGACGCAAAAGGCGCAGAAGGTGCGCGACGCGCTCACGGCCTACAAACCTCGAGACGCCAGCACACTGATCCGGTTGCTCGACCTTGACAAGGTGAGCTTCACCGACGCAGGCGCGGTTGGCCTCAAGGAGCAGGTGGATGCGCTGAAAGCGGCGCAAGGCTACCTGTTCGCCGACGAGCCCACCCCGAAGGGCGGTGGCGATCCGAACCCCAATCCCAACCCCACCGACTTCTCCGTGCGGATCAAGGCCGCGCAGGAAGCTGGTAATCGACCGCTGCTGGCCGCGCTGATTCGTCAGCAGGCAGAAGCGGCACAAACCAAGAAGGAGTGATAATCCATGCCCGATCAGGTTATGACCTCGTTTGCCCTGCCGAACTATTCCGGCATGCTGTTCAACAAGGGCAACACTCGCGCCCCTTTTTCCACGTTGATTGCGAACAACGTCAAGACCACCAATCACGTGGAGTTCGTGACCGGCCAGGAATTTGAGACCGGCGGCGGCGCTCAGCCTGCGATCTCCGAGACCGCCTCGCTGACCGCGCCAGAGGCGACGTTCATCAATCGCGAACAAAAGCGGAACGTAACGCAGATCTTCCATGAGGCGCTGTACATCAGCTACGGCAAGCAGTCCAACATGGGCACGCTCGGCGGCATTAACATCGCCGGCCAGCAGCCCGAGCCCGTCGGTGAACTTGATTTCCAGACCGACGCTCGTATGCGCAAGATCGAGCGGGACATCGAGTTCACCTTTATCCAGGGCTCGTACAACAAGGCGGCCAATGACAGCCAGGCCAACAAGACGCGCGGCATGAATGAGGCCATCACCAGTAACGTGCTGAGCCTCGACGGCAAGCCGCTGCGTGTGTGGGACGTGGCCGATGCGATGCGCATGGTGGCAGAGTCCAACGCACCACTCGCTGAACTCGTGCTGTGGTTGGACGCCGTATCAATGTTCCAGCTGCACGCCGATGCGGAGGCCAACGGCCTGACTATCGTGCCTGCCGGTCGCGACCTCAACGGCATCCAGCTCTCGCGCATCCTGACCCCGCTGGGCGAGATCAGCCTGTACCTGGGTGAGTTCATCCCCGCTGGCACGGTGTTCCTGTTCAACCCGACCGTGGTCGGCCGCGTCGAGCAGCCTACGCCCGGCAAGGGCAACTTCTTCCTGGAGGAACTGGCCAAGACCGGCGCCGGCACGAAGTATCAGATCTTCGGTCAACTCGGTCTCGATCATGGCCCGGAATGGTATCACGCCAAGATCAGCGGCATCAATACCAACTTTGTCAAGCCTAAGGCTGGCAAGAAGATCTACGCCGACACTCCGATACCGACCGCGGCTGTACTGCCTGAGCTGGCGGCCGTGGCCCTGACCGGCCCGGCGATCGTTGGTGACGCTACCGATGCGCTCGCGGTGTCGTACGTCGGCACTCCGCTCAGCGCGCCGACGCTGGCGTACCAGTGGCAGGTGGGCGACACCGCGGTAGGTCTGTTCTCGGCCATCGGCGGCGCGACCAGCGCGACGTATTCTCCTGTCGAGGGCAACGTCGGAAAGTACATCCGTTGCGTTGTGACGGCCTCTGGAACGGCCTTCGGCACGGTGATCTCCAACGCGGTTCTCGTCAACGCGGAATAACGGGAGGTGAGAACGATGTACGCGACCGTTGATGGTTATAGCACCTACACCGGCGTTACGACTCCGGATAAGTTGCCGACGCAGCGCGCGCTGGATGGCGTGGAGGCCCGGCTGCTCGCGTACATCGTGCCTCGCATTGTAGATACGCAAGACGAGGCGGAGGCGCTGGAACACGCGACCTACGAACAGTATGACCACGAACAGACCGAGGCGGCGCAGGCGATTCTGTCCGCGCCGCCGAGCGTTTCTGGCTTCACCGTCGGCAATTTTTCGATGCAGCTTTCGGGCGTACCGAGGCATGCACCGCTGCCTATCGGAGTCGCGAATAACGCCTACGCACTGCTGTTTAACGCCGGCCTACTGTTCCGGGGGGTGCGCACGTGCTGACGCCGGATTTTGCGTTCATTCATGCCTGCACGGTCCGTCCGTGGCTTAAACAGGGCATCGACGGCCCGGAGTATGGTGCTCCTGTCACATACCGCTGCCGGGTTGAGCTCGGCCGGAAAAAGGTCACGTCGCAAGGCGGTGCGGTGCAGGAAGTTATTGCTACCGGCACGATTTTCTTCCCGCGCGGCACGCGATTTTTGCCGGAGAGTGAAATCACCTACGACGGTCTCGTGTTCACGGCGCTGTCCGTTGAGCCACGATTTGGGTTTTCGGAGACTTACGTGGAGGTGATGATCCTGTGAGCATGCAAGTGCACATGAGCTGGCATGGTGATGAGATCAAGCGTGCATTGGCGCGGGCCTCTCCCACGGCGCTGTACCAAGCCGGAGAGGACATCCGTGGCGTGAGCATCCGGCAGGCGCCGCTGGATACCGGCGAATTAATCCGCTCCTCTGCGACGCAGGCGGACGATCAGGCCGTTACCATCAGCTACGACACGCCTTATGCGGTACGGTGGCATGAGAACGACGCTAATTTCCAGCGGGGGCGCAAGAAGAAGTACCTGGAGGATCCCATCAACGACCCGACTGAGCAGCAACGTGTGCTGCGCATTCTTCGGCAGGGCGTCAAGGAGGGAATAGGTCTGTGAACCTCTCTGAGCAGCTTGCCCGGTGGCTGGAACCGCAGTTTCCGGCCTCCGTCGTTACGCACGGTTTCATGCCTGAGACCCCCGACCGGTGCATTGCAGTTTACGGTGCCGATCTCCGGACGCTCGGCGATTCGGATGGCGCGCGGCTGCAAATCCGCGTGCGCGGCGACAGGACCGCGAGCATGGCCGCTGACGACGCGCAGGTGCTGGCGAACCTGCTGGACGACTACCATGACGGCGTATGGGTTCCGGATGCGGCCTACATCATCCGCGTCCACGTCGAATCCGGTCCCGCGCATATCGGGGCTGACCAGAATAACCGGCAGGAGTACACGCTCAATCTGCGTGTCTGGACCTGCTGATCCCAACCGACAATTGCAGGAGGTATAAGCCTATGGCACGCAAAAACGGGTGCCCCTTTTCCGTGCGCGACTGGAGCATCAGTATCCGCTCGCGCGGTAGCACGAACGAACTCCCGACATGGATTCCCATCAAAGGCCTCAACAGCATGGAATACACGACCGACGCCGACACCGAGGACGGATCTAGCGCGCAGGACTTGTGGGGCGAGCCCTATGTGACCAAGCGCACTGGTTCTGTCACGCTGGAGGCCAAACGCGTGGTCGATTCCATCACTGGCGCGGCCGACCCGGGCCAGGCAGAGCTCAACTACTATGCGACGCTGGGCGGCTGCGACGCCGACGCGCGGCTGAAACTGGTGGACGCCGTGGGTAACGCGACGCTGCTCGATGCGGTTGTCACCAGCGCAGGCGACAGTGCGGACGACACCAGCGAGACCGTGTCCTATGACATGGAGG